TTGCCCAACAGCCAACCATCGACCCTCCCAGCAGAAACCCAAGAAGGGATGCAGAAAGGGACAGAGGCGTACGGCATCGTCCCAGCCAATGTGATTGAGTAGGGCGAATGAGCGATCCAACAATTGCAGTTCACCTCCAAATCAATAGAAGTGGTAACCGCATTCACATTTGTGGCCCGCATGAACATCATCGGTGTGCCCCTTTGCCAATTTGTCAAAAAGGACTGAAGGGCCAATGACTCAACAGCTGTGGCATGGTTGAAGTTGTAAGCTGCTGACCACTTGCTCCCACTATACTCAGCATGCGCCCCCTCAGCAGAAACAAAGTTCTCTGTGAAACCCAGCTCCGTAGTGGATGTCAAAGTGCTCACAAACTCAAAGGGCCGTCGCACATGATTGTGATCAGTGCGCACCCTCCAGCCAGTAGAAACGTACGCCGTCTGAGAAATATTGCGCACGTCCATGCTGGCACCTCCAACCCACACAGCATTGTTGATGTCTTGCAGGTAAGTCGCTCCATTAATTGGGTAAGAAGTGGAAGTGGGGAGGGGGTTCCCCGAGCCACCGAGGCCAGGATCCGAAGCAATCGATCGAACATCAAAACAGTTGGGGCAAGACTTAGACGGGGGACAGCCAGAACAGCTACCACCCTTCTCAGAAAACCCCAAAACCGTCTGTGGTTCGGCAAACACTTGAGTGAATTGGTAGGGGTTCCGTTGCCAGTCCCCAGCAGCCCCCCCAACAGGAGGGAACCCAGTCACAGTCAAAGTGTTCACAGGAAAGCTCGTCTGCAAAGGGTCAAACCAAATCCACACCTCAGTCACGACATTCGACGGTAATGAAATTGACAAGGACTGCTGCACACTGCCGATGTGGTAATCATACCGCATCGGTGCGACCTCAGTGTTGGGCCCAGGCGGCAAAGCTTGGTTCCAATACCCTTGCCCAGTCAACTGCTCAAAAGCCCCCGTCGTCAAGCCGTAACCAGTGCCATTCCCATACTGGCCCCATGTAGGAAACCCGTTTGAGATGTTGGTTGCAGTAGTTGGCAGCGCAATGGGATTCACATAATAGTTGAGATCACCCGCATACAATCCAGGTAGCGTACTCATCGAACAATAGCAGTTGCCCGGTGTAGGCAGTCCTGGCAGGGGGTAGTGGATTCTCCGGTCCATGTAATGTGAAATCAGGCACGCCACAAAACGATCATGCGCACTCACAATGTGTTTCCACAATGGACTGCTCCTTTTCGCCGGTGTCCCTTCAGGCACAACTTGGCCCGTGTAACCACTCCCCTTCTGCTTCAGCCCGCCAGACAAACCCTGAGCAAAACTGCCACGGCTCGACGCGCTCCCTGAACGCTGCGGTTTCTTCTTCTTAAAACCCACTGACTTAACCGACCCCTTGCTCCCCCTCGATGAATTTGACGCCTTCCGCTGCGCC